GGCTGGCGCGGGATTTCAGTGTGGAGATCACCCGCCAGTGGCCGGGAGATGAGGGCATCACTACGCTTCAGCCGCGCATTAAAAACGGTTCAAAAGTGGAGGTACTGATTGGTGATGAGCTGGTGATCACCGGCTGGGTGGAGGCGACGCCCGTTCGTTACGATGCCCGTTCGGTCAGTACCGGTATTGCCGGACGCAGTCTGACGGCTGACCTGATTGACTGTGCAGCCGAACCGACACAGTTTAACGGACGCTCGCTGGTGCAGATTGCGCAGGCGCTTGCTGCGCCTTTCGGCATTGAGGTGGTGAACAGCGGTGCGCCGTCGGGTGTTATTCCTGATGTTCAGCCTGATCACGGTGAAACGGTGATTGAGGTAATCAACAAAATACTCGGTCAGCAGCAGGCACTGGCTTACGACGACCCGCACGGCAGGCTGGTGATTGGCGGTATTGGCTCAACGCGGGCACATACTGCGCTGGTACTCGGGGAAAATATCCTTTCCTGTGATACGGAGAAGAGTATCCGGGAGCGGTTTTCAGTTTACCAGGTGGCGGGGCAGCGTGCCGGAAACGACGATGATTTCGGTGAGGCCACCACCACCGCGCTGCGGGCCCGCACAGAGGACGCATTTATTGCCCGTTACCGTCCGATGTATATCAGGCAGCCAGGGCAGGCTACGGGGGCAGGCTGTATTGCCCGTGCGGACTTTGAAGCCCGGCAACGGGCGGCGCGGACGGATGAAACCACCTATGTGGTGCAGGGCTGGCGACAGGGTAACGGTACGCTGTGGCAGCCCAACCAGCGGGTGATTGTCTTCGATCCGGTCTGTGGTTTCGACAATACCGAACTGCTTGTCTCGGAAGTCACGTTTACTCAGGACCAGAATGGCACCCTGACGGAAATCCGTGTCGGCCCACCTGATGCTTATCTGCCTGAACCCGAAGCCCCCGGCGCGCGGAAAAAGAAAAAAGCCAGAGTACAGGAGGACCCGTTCTGATGAAGGCGATTGAAACCATACAGCGACAACTCCTCGGCCTGATTGGGCGGGCCGTGGTGAAAAGCATCAGTGCCGCCACGAAATGTCAGACCGTGGATGTGTCCCTGATTGCCGGTGAACCCAAAGCCGGGGTTGAACATCTTGAACCCTACGGTTTTACCGCAAGGGCAAACAGCGGTGCGGAAGCGGTGGTGTTGTTTCCGGATGGCGACCGTTCTCATGCGGTGGTTGTTACGGTGTCGGACCGGCGCTACCGCCTGAAAGGGCTGCAGACGGGTGAGGTGGCTGTCTATGACGATCAGGGGCAGTCCGTGACGCTGACCCGGGAGGGGATCGTGGTGGACGGTGCAGGTAAAACGATCACGTTTCGCAATTCACCTAAAGCACGTTTTGAAATGGACCTGGAAGTGACAGGACAGGTGAAAGACCTGTGCGACTCCAGCGGCACTACCATGTCAGCGATGCGGCTTGCCTATAACGGGCATCGTCACAGAGAGAACGGTCAGGGCAGTAACACCGACAAACCTGATAAAGCGATGGAGGCATGATGGAACTGTGGCTGACGGTGAACGGTAAACGCACCTGCGCCAGCGCACCGCTGGATCCGCTGACCCGCGCCGTGGTGATTTCCCTGTTTACCTGGCGGCGGGCGGAGCCTGATAACAACGCCGACGTCCCGATGGGATGGTGGGGGGATACCTGGCCTGCGGTACAGAATGACCGTTACGGCTCCCGACTGTGGCTGCTTCAGCGCAGCAAACTGACCAATCAGCTGGTGCAGACGGTAAGGGGGTATATCCGCGAATGCCTGCAATGGATGATTGATGACGGCGTGGTGTCCCGTATTGATCTGGATATCCGCCGCACCGGGATTAATGAGCTGGGTAACAGTATCACCCTCTGGCGTCGTGACGGACCGGTAATGATTTCTTTTGATGATCTGTGGAGTGCGATAACGCATGGCGGACAGTGAATTTCAGCGCCCGACGCTGGCAGAAAATATCAGTATGCTCCGTAACGATTTATTCGCCAGGCTGGACGTCAGCGACACGCTCCGGCGCATGGATGAAGACGTGCGGGCAAAGGTGTATGCGGCGGCGCTGCATACGGTTTACGGGTACATCGATTATCTGGCAATGAATATGCTGCCTGACCTGTGCGATGAGTCCTGGCTGGCGCGACATGCTGCGATGAAACGGTGTCCGCGCAAGGGGGCCACGGCTGCCAGCGGGTATATGCGTTGGGAAGATGTCAGCGATGGCCTGAAGGTGACCGCCGGGAGTGTTATTCAGCGCGATGACCTGGTTCAGTACACGGCAACTGCCGATGCAACCAGCTCCGGTGGTGTCCTGCGCGTGCCGATCGCCTGCTCAAGTGCAGGAGCGGTCGGTAACGCTGACGACGGTACGTCATTAATCCTGGTCACGCCGGTTAATGGTCTGCCGTCTTCCGGCGTGGCAGATACCCTGACAGGCGGATTTGATACTGAAGAGCTGGAAACGTGGCGCGCCCGCGTCATTGAGCGGTATTACTGGACGCCTCAGGGCGGGGCTGACGGGGACTATGTCGTCTGGGCTAAAGAAGTGCCCGGCATTACCCGCGCATGGACATACCGTCACTGGATGGGAACGGGAACTGTCGGTGTGATGATTGCCGGCAGTGACCTGATTAATCCCATTCCGGAAGAATCAACGGAAACGGCGGCAAGACAACATATCGGGCCACTGGCCCCGGTGGCAGGCTCTGATTTGTATGTGTTCAGGCCGGTGGCGCATAAAGTGGATTTTCATATCCGCGTGACGCCGGACACACCGGAAATACGGGCTGCCATCACCGCCGAGTTGCGTTCGTTCCTGCTGCGTGATGGTTATCCGCAGGGAGAACTGAAGGTGTCGCGTATCAGTGAGGCGATTTCCGGTGCGAACGGGGAATACAGCCATCAGTTGCTTGCACCGGTGGACAATATCTCCATTGCGAAAAACGAACTGGCGGTTCTGGGGACGATTTCATGGACGTGACAAACGATGATTACATCCGTCTGTTGTCGGCACTGCTGCCGCCCGGTCCGGCGTGGTCAGCCAGCGATCCGGCGATTGCAGGTGCGGCACCGTCATTAACCCGTGTTCATCAGCGTGCGGATGCCCTGATGCGGGAGCTGGATCCGCGCACCACCACCGAACTGATAAACCGCTGGGAGCGTCTGTGCGGCCTGCCGGATGAATGTATTCCCGCAGGGACACAGACCCTTCGCCAGCGTCAGCAACGGCTGGATGCGAAGGTTAACCTGGCGGGCGGCATCAACGAGGATTTTTATCTTGCACAGCTTGCTGCCCTGGGCAGACCAGATGCCACCATCACGCGATACGACAAAAGCACCTTCACCTGCTCATCGGCCTGTACTGACGCGGTGAATGCGCCGGAATGGCGGTATTACTGGCAGGTCAACATGCCAGCTGCCACCAACACCACCTGGATGACATGTGGTGATCCCTGTGATTCCGCACTGCGTATCTGGGGCGACACCGTTGTCGAGTGTGTGCTTAACAAACTCTGCCCTTCGCATACCTACGTAATTTTTAAATATCCGGAGTAATCCATGCATCGTATAGACACGAAAACCGCGCAGAAGGATAAGTTCGGCGCGGGTAAGAACGGTTTTACCCGTGGTAACCCCCAGACCGGCACGCCTGCCACCGTTCTGGATGATGACTACTTTGACATGTTGCAGGAAGAACTCTGCAGCGTGGTGGAGGCATCCGGTGCCAGCCTGGAGAAGGGGCGGCACGATCAGCTTCTTACCGCGCTTCGTGCGCTGCTGTTAAGCCGCAAGAATCCGTTTGGCGATATCAAATCGGATGGCACTGTGCAAACGGCTCTCGAAAACCTGGGAATGACAGACATTCTGAATGATAAACAGGATAAAAATGATAATCTGACATCATTGTCGAGCTTAACAGGAATACCGGATGGGCTGGCATTTTTTACAGGTGCCGGAACAATGGATATGACAGCGCTGACTCAAAATGGCAGGGAAATTTTAAGTAAAAAAAACGTATCGGAAACTCTAAAATATTTAACACTTGGGGATGGAACAGGAAGGCTTTTGGGGGTTCAGGCATTTGGATCATCTGGGACTTATATCAAATCACCTGGTGTAACGAAAATTATAGTGGAAGCCGTTGGCGGAGGTGGTGCCAGTGGTAATTTGTCGGCAACTGCATCTGGTAACTGTGGTGTAAGTGCTGCCGGTTCCAACGGGGCATATGCTAAAGCATTTTTTTATCAGTCTATACCTGAATCCGTGCAAGTAACTATTGGAAGCGGTGGTGTAGCAGGAACAGGACCAGGAGGCTCTGGAGGTGACGGCGGGAATACAAGCTTTGGTGATTTGCTTGTATGTCCGGGAGGAAGGGGATCAACTCAAGTTCAGCAGGTACCTCCATTTTCAGGGGGAAGTGCAACAGAAGCACCAATTCCTACAGGGCAAGGGATTCTGTTCCATTCAGTTTCACGATCAAATTTATGTGGGGCACTTGGACTTGGTGATGATCAGGCGATTGGCGTTGAAAGTATAACCACTACTATGCTTGGGATATACGGTATTGGCGGGACAGGTAAATACAATAAGGCGTCATCAGGTCCAGCGACAGGAAATAATGGAAATCAGGGATATATTCTTGTGTGGGAGTATCAGTAATGAGCGATATTTATGCAGTCGTACAAAATGGTGTCGTTACAAATCTTGTTGTATGGGATGGTAAGTCAGAGTTTAAGTCAGAAAAAGCGGATATAGTTAAATGTGTTGGAGATGTTGGTATTGGCTGGTCATATGACGGTAAAAAATTCATCAAGCCTTCCTTAAAACCAGATGTAGTTACTCCTCAAGATGAGTTAGTCAGTTAATTGCTAGTACGCTGGAGATTTTGATAATTTCCAGCGCATTTTTCCTTCTGCAGTAATGGATGAAATACCGCGAGTATAATGTTTTTATGCATATGAACCGTTTAAACCAGAGGAATCCTGACGAAATTGGTTATTGCGCCGAGAGTTGTCGGAGGGGGTGATATAGGTTATCTAATGGAGTAATCATTTTAACATTAATCAGTTTCCCCATGACATCCTCTAAACCCTATATAAACGATTTCCTGCTACTGGCATTCAAACGAAATAATTTGAAAGCAATTTAAAGAGTTATTTGTCTAATGTTGGAAGCCGCAGCCACGTCGTATGCAAGAACGTGCTGCGGCTGG